CCTAATCTTTCTCAAAAGCAGTTTAAAAATGGGGGTTTACCCTTATGGTTAAGAAACCAATAGATTTGCACTTAATCGACGGTCGGAAGGGCGCAAGTATTTCGCCCATGACAGAGATTCTGAAGAACCGCGTCCCGGCTGCGAAGTGGATGAACCATCCTGAGCTGTGGGACAAAGCGGAATTTGTCAGGGAGACAAGCGACTACATGTTTGACGTTTATGGTATTGCGTCTGACCAGGATAAGCACTCCCTGGCCATCCTTGCTGACTACATGGATACATACGTCAAATGTACTGAGGATATTGACGCAAACGGAATTACGACCGACTTCCCGAACGGAACCCGCGGTCCCAATGCTTACATCCCAATCCGCAACAAGACGGTCGGCGTGATCGTCCAGCTCATGAACGAACTCGGCTTGACTCCTAAAGCAAAGCTGTCTGGCGCCAAGGCAAAGAACGACAGCTCGATTAATAAAATGCTGAAGGGGCCACTCGGTTGAATTGGGAACTCGGCGTCAAATATGCGATTGATGTGGCCAAAGGCGAGATTAATGTCTGCCGCGATGTGAAGCTGGCTTGCCAGCGGTTCATCAATCAATACGAGAATCAGGAGTGGCAGTACATCTTTGACGAGCGATTCCCGCAGCACGTTCTGGATTTCTCATCGACGCTGCGGCATACGAAGGGACCGCTGGCCGGGACATTGATTACGCTGGAGCCGTTCCAGATATTCTTCCTTTGCGCGGTTTATGGGTTCAGGAATAAGGCAGACCGCAACAAGCGCATGGTGTCAGATGTGATTCTGTACATTCCGCGAAAGGCGGGGAAGTCCACGCTGACCGCGGTGATCGGGCTGTATGAGCTGCGCTTTGGGGAAGCTGGCGCCGAAGTATTCACATTGGCCACAAACCGCGAGCAGGCGACTATCGTATTCGACGCCGCAAAGGGGCTGGTCGAAGGGATGCTGCAAGAACTTGCAAACGAATTCACCTTATCGAAATACGAGATCAAAAAGGTAGGCGACTCGCAATCGATGTTTAAGGCATTAAGCCGGGACACGAAAAAGACCGGAGACGGTAAGAATCCCTCGTGCGTCATCATCGATGAGGCGGCGCAGATTGTGGATCGCAACGCAATCGAGGTGCTGCACTCTGGCATGGTGGCCAGGCAGAACCCGCTGCGGATCTACATCACGACTGCCTCGTTTACGAAGGAAACAAAGTTCTTCGAGGATATGTCGATGTTTCAGTCCATGCTGCATGGTGAGGCGATCGACAATCCCAAGTGGTTTGGCCTGCTGTACGGACTGGATCCGCAGGACGATTGGCGGGATCCTGTGTCGTGGCAAAAAGCAAATCCAATGCACGGCATCTCTGTGTTCGACGATGCGATCCAGCAACGCGCCGCGGAAGCGGCACACAAGCCAGCAAGTCTCAATGAGTTTCTTTGCAAAACGCTGAACATCTACGTCTCAGCCAATACTGCTTGGATCGACAGGACGATTTGGGAGGATCCTGCCTGCCTGGTGACGGGCCAGCGCGAACCAGAGGCGGTGTTCATTGGATTCGACCTGGCAGCGACGCGAGATCTGAATGCTGTCTGTACGCTCAAGCGATTCGCTGCTGACGATTACGAAGTCGAGTTTAAATTCTTTTTGCCAGAGGAAGGGCTGCACCACATCCCCAAGCATTACCAGGAGATCTTCAGGGCGGCGGTAAAGTCGAAAATCCTGATGCTGACAGAAGGGAACGTGATGGACGATCGGCAAGTCTCCGACTACATCAAGGCGCAAGTGGCCAAGTATCCGCTGACAAAAGAGATCGGGTATGACGCCTACAACGCGGCATCACTGGTGGCCAGGCTTAACGAGGAAGGTATGCCGATCAAGAAAGTCGGGCAGGGCATGGCGGTGCTGAATAACCCGTCCAAGCAAGTCGAAAAGCTAATCCTGCAAAAGAGCATCAAGCACGATGGGAACCCCTTTCTTGCTTGGCAATTGGGAAATTGCGAAGTCTTTATCGACGTAAATTCCAACATAAAGGTGCGAAAAAACTCTGCGGATACTAGCGCAAAAGTAGATGGTATTATCGCCATGATTATTGCTTTTCATTGCTCGCTGGACAACCCATTGCTGAGTAACAGCTTCGGCTTTAGAAGTTTTTAATATAGCAAAGAGAATAAATATGGCAATTTTGGACATATTTAAGCGAAAAAAAAGCGTTTCTGAAGCAAATACAGTGCTTGGCCAACTGCAATTAGGCAACCAAGTGCTGTACGGGACAGCCAATCCCAACTCACCCACATCGTCACAACTGCTGTACGTCACGACCTCCAGCTCGACTGTCGCAGGTCGCACGGTAGATATTTCGCTGCTGACGCGCAACTCAACGATCATGGGCTGCGTGGGAGTAAAAGCGCGTGCGCTGGCCCAATTGCCGATCAGCGTGATGTACAAAACCGACGATGGCACGTTTGTCGATGCGCTTAAATCCGATCTGGTTGGCAATCGAGACAAGGCGAAAGCAAAGCAAATTATTTCGTTGCTTCAAAATCCCAACAATTTCCAAAGCCAGTACGAATTTTGGTATCAATGGGCGATGTGGTCGGATATTGCAGGCGAGACGTTTACGCTCTGGTGGCGCAAGGATCAGGCCGACGCGAATCAAACGCCAATCGAGATGTACAACCTCGATTCGACGCTAATTAGCGTCATCCTCACGCCGATGCGTTATCCCTCTTATCGCCTGTCTACGCCTAGTTACGGGTTTTCAAAGGATCAACCGATTGCCGCGCACCAGGTGATGCACATCAAGGAGATGGCTTGGCAGGGTAGCAGCGGCTTCAACAAGGGAATCCTGGCGACGGAATTAGTCGCGCTCGATCAGGACATTGATCTCTATGCCAACTTTGTGATGCAAAACGGTGCGAAACCGTCTGGCATATTCACGACCGATCAAGTAATCCCTGATGCAAAGTACAAGGAAATTGCAGCTCGGCTTAAAGAGGCGTGGACTGCGATGACAGGCTCGCGTGCAGTCGATCAGAGCAAGCCGGGGCAAGGGATGCTGCTCGACCAGGGAATGAAGTACCTGCCGGTCAGTATGCTGACGCTGCAAGATGCCGATGCGGAAAAACTCAAGACGCAGACCATGAAGCGGATCTGCGGTCTTTTCGGTGTGCCGCCTGCGATGCTTGGCATTCAGGATCAGAAGTACAACAACACTCAGACCATGCTCGACGAGTTCTACAAAACGACCATGTATCCACTGATCGTGAGCATTGAGCAGAAGTTAAAGCAGCATTTGCTCAAGGGTTATCCAAACCTGACTGTGCGGATGGATACCAAAGATTTCCTTAAAGGCGATGCGCTTGCTCAGATGAATTTCGTTACTGCTGGTGTTGGCGGGGGAATCATGACTCCTAACGAAGCGCGAGAATATCTAAATATAGAGAAAATTGCTTCTGGTGATGAGTTAATCGCTAAATCTACGCCACAGGCTGCGCTTCCCGGATCTAGTCCACAGGACACTGGCGGCGGTGGTGGGAACCAGAAAAATAAAATGAATTTGGGGAAAACTTGAATTCCCAAATGTGGTGGTATATTGGGACGTTGACAAAAAAGATCAAATCCACAATTGTTGCTCGCCCGAATAAGCGACGTGGACGACCGCCAAAGATAAGAGACGATAATTTATCTATCGCTCTTGGAAAGTTAAATGAAAACAATTAGTCTGATTTGCGAGGCAAAACTAAGCCTCGGTCAAAGCGCAGATGAAAGTGCCACGCCTGGCAAGATCGAGGCGCGAGTCACAACCTGGGGCGCCAGAGAGGGCGCAGACGGGCGCAGGTTCAACTACCAGCCCGAAGGCTTCGCACAGTGGGCCGATGAGTTCTCAAAGGCCGGGAAGCCACTTCCCATGTTCCTGAACCACAACGACATGGGTATGCCTGTCGGTGAGTGGTCGGAATTCGCTTTCGACGATGAGGGCATGACTGCTACCGGCAAACTGTTTACCAACACGGTCGGCGGCTCGGACTTGCACGAAATCCTCAAACAATCCCCGACACTTTTCGGCGGCGTTTCGGTTGGCGCTTATGCCGATGAAGCATTGATGGTCGATGCTGAAGGCAAGCCAATGTTGCAAGACGATGATCCTGACGGTGATGGAGACGAAGGCTATTTCCAGATCACGAAGGGTGGGCTTCGCGAAGTCTCGGTGGTGATGTACCCGAATAATCCTGCCGCTGAAATTAAAAAATTGGAATTTCAGCGTGATTTGACGGAAAGAAAGATCGAGAAGGTTCTGCGGGATGCAGGATTTTCAAGAAAGGATGCGGCTACCGCGTCCAGTAGTCTCAAGCCATACATTGCGCGGGATGCGACTGATGTAAGCATTGAGAGTGCGCCAGATCAGCGGGATGCTGACGCGGTAGCCGGAGCGGAAATCCTTGCGGTCCTTGAGGCCAGAGAGTTTCTGCAATCCCTTCATAAACGTCTTTAGGAATAATCATGTTCGATAAAATCACTGAAAAACTCGACGCAATTGAAGCGTCGCACATTGCTAAACTCACTGAAGCAACGGATTCGGTTCGCAATGAGCTGACCGAAAAAATCACGGCTCTGGAAGCCAAGATCGCAGAAGTGCAAGCTCCTGCAATTATCCGCGCTCCTGCGAAATCGATTCGCCAGGACGTAGATCGCAAGGTTCGCGGTGAGCTGGCCGAATTCGCCAAAATGAACAATCGGGTTCAAAAAGAAATCAAACTTTTTGACGATGAATCGCAATACGCCGCCTACCTGTCGGAAGCTGCTGGCCTGGCTGCTGGTGGTGCTGGTATCGGTGGTCGGACTGCTTACGATCCGGTGTTTACGGCTTTCCGTCTGATGAACCCGATGCGTGGCCTGTCGCGCTCGAATGCTACTGATGGCGCAACGTACCAGTGGCGTGCGAAAGTGGGCAATGCTGGCGCAACTTGGGGTTACGCAATCCAGAACAACGGATCGGCTACCACGGAAGCCACGAACATCTGGCAACTGACGCTCGCTGATGTGAACTGCCAATTCCCGATCCGTACCGCTGCTCTGGATGACATTGACGGTCTGGAATCGAACATTGTTGCAGACATGTTGGCTGAATTTAGCCAGGTCGAAGCTCAATCGATGATTCTGAACTCCGACCAGACTGATTCGCCCAATACCTACGGCGGCACTTCTGGTTTGCGTGGTCTGAATCAATACGCTGGCTCTAACGCAAGCTACACGGGCGGCACTATTTCGACTGCGGC